TGTTGCGCAACGAGAGGGCGTTGTAGCCTTTGAGTTCGAGGGTGTCGCTAAGCGCGCCGCCGGTGAGCGGCAGGCAGGCGGCTTTGCTGTCGATATAGACGGCCCATTGTCTGCCGCCGCTATTGGGGTTGTCGCGGTTGCCGTCCACGAGGCTGATGTATTCTTTGTCGAGGGTGTCGGCCATCAGCACTGCGCCTTTGGGGTAGCCGCCGATGGTGTCGCAAAAGGCTTGGTCGAAGCGGTAGCGGCCGCCTTGGCTTTGGTAGACGGCGTGCGCGCTGAGGTCGTGCAGCACGCCGTTCATGTCTTTGCCGCTCGGGGGTTTGCCGCCGACGGAAATCGGGGTCATGGTGATGCCGGGGAAACCCTCGGCATAGGTGGCGGCTTCTTGGGCGAGGCCGCCGCTGCGGGCGGCGGGTATGTCGTTTTTCAGTCCGTCGGATGCCCAGGCTTTGGGCAGGAGTTTGGGTTGCGGCATGGTTTAGGCTCCCATAAAAAAAGCACCCTCGCCGAAGGGTGCCAGGTTGGCTTCAAGGTAGCCGAAGGTTTTGTCGGCCTCCGGCTCGTAAAAATCCAGCAGTACGCCTGCGGGGCGCGGCAGCAGGTCGGTTTGGCGGATGACCGCGCGCTCGACCGGCAACAGGTAGAACTCGAACACGTAGCGGGCGGCCATGGTGCTGTTTTTCACGAAGTAGGCGCGGCCGCGTTTGCCGAACATTTCGCGCAAGAGGCGGTTGATGTGCGGGGCGGTGGCGTAGATGATGTTGCTCATGGCTTTGAGCAGGATGATGCGCCGGTAGGTGTCGTCGTCGAGGCGGTAGCGGCGGTCTGTGTCTTCGCCGCTGCTCCATATGCCTTCGCCGAAGGGGGTGTAGCCTTGGGCGAAGCCGATGTATTCGTCTTGCGCGCTGATGGCCACTTCGCGCCCAATGCCGACAATCGCGCCCCAGGTGTCCAGCCCGAAGCCCTGCGCGGTGTCGATGTTCCACACGGTGTCGTAAAACCGGCGCAGGTCGGCGCGCGGGTCGAAGCAGTCGTTGAAGCGGCGGATGATGCCGCAGAGGACGGGGCTGTTGGCGTATTGGCTGATAAGGGTGTCTTGCACGCGCTTCATACGTTCACCACTTCGATGTGTCCGGCGCGGACAACGGGCGTTTGGTCGATGCCGACGTCCACGGTGTTGCCCATCGCGTTTGCAGACAAGCCGATTTCCACGTCGAGGATGCGGATGTCGGGCACGGCCTGCACCAGCGGCTGAACGTAGCCGATGGCGTAGAGCGTCGCGCCGATACGGGCTCGGCCGTTGTTGAAGGCGTCAATCACCGCCTGCTTTAAGGCCGTCTGAAAACCGAGTGTCGCGCCGCGCTCCACTTTGATGCGGAAATACACCGGCAATTCGGCCGGGCGCATAAAGGACACCTGATAGGCGGGCTTGGGCGCGCTGTAATTTTCGTCGTACACGGTGATTTCGGTGTTGCCGTTGAAATCGCAGCCGCTGCCGGCGTAACGCAGGATGGTTTCGGCAATCTCCTTATCGCTGCCTCCCACCGCCGCCACATAGATGCTGTGCGGTTTGAGCGTGTGGCGGCTGGCGCCGAGCTGCACGCTTTGGCCTTTGGGGTTGTCGGCCACATACACGTCGCGCACGCCGTCCAGCGCGAACACGTTGGCATACACCGCCTGCACCGTGCCCTGCGCGTTCACCGCCACGCTGCGCCGGCGGCGTTCGGCAAACTCGGCACGGCTTTCAGACGGCCTGCCGGGAACGGCGGCGCGGGGGTTGTCGGCCCTGTCCAGCCCGACGAGCGAGCGGTAGATGCGGTTGACGCTGTGGGCGGGGGCGGTAAGGCTGCCTGAACATGCCAGCCGCCCCGTTACCATGCCGCCGGCGGGGATGCCGAGGGGCTGTTGCAGCGTCCAGTTGTTGCCGTCGGCGTCCTGTACGATAAAGCCCTGCGGAATCTGCGTGCCGGGCAGGCCGGTAAATTCGCAGTCCACGGTGGAATCGGCGGCGGGTTTGCGCTCCAAAAAATAAATCTTGGCGACGGCGTCCTGCATGATGCCGTCGGCGTAGTCGGGGTGGACTTGGTTCACCAGCTCGGCGATAAGGTCGTTTTTGTCGGCAATAATGGCGGCCAGCGAGGAGGCAAGCTGCCCCTGCGGCGTTTCCAGATTGAGGTTGAGGCCGCCGCCGAAGGCCGCGTCGATGTCGGCCAGCACACCTTGCAGGATTTCGGTTTCGGAGGGAATCTGTAAGCCCTGCGGGGTGAAGCGGATGGGGGGAACGTGGCTGCTCATAATGTTATCTCGTGGGTTTGCTGCTTGTCGGTAAAGGTGAGGCGGCCGGAGAGGATGCGGCCGTTCTGCTGCTCGATGGCAACGTCGGCGGCAAGCACGCCCGGCACGCTGAGGGCGGCTTGGACGAGGCGGTGGCGGTAGAGGGCAAACGACTGCTTTCTGCCCAGCGTTTCGTCGAAATAGGGGATGCCTTTGGCGGTGTTGTAATACAGCTCGCCGGCAAACAGGCGGGCGGCGGAGGCGACGTCCTGCGCTTTGGCGTAGGGGTCTTTGGCCAGCGCGATGTTTCCGGCGGCATCGAGGGTCAAATCCCAGGTGTCGGGGTTGAGGTAGAGGGTGTTCATGCGGTTTCTCCAGCACGAATACCCCGCGCTGTGTGAGACAGGCGGGGCAGGCGGCTACTTTTCAGGTAACAGCCTTAGTTGAGATAAGGCAGGTTGTTCATGCGCTCGAAGTTGTCGGCCAGATGGCGGCGGTACCAACTGTCCTGCATTTGCGGGGCGACGCGCTCCAACGATTCGCGGCTGGCTTGCAGCCAGTTCTGCGCTTCGTGCCACAACGTCCATGCCGCCACGCCTTGCTTGTGGGCGCCAAGCTGTTTCAGCGGCTCGCTTAGGGCATGAAGCTGGCGGGTTGCCCAGTCAAGGTAATAGACGACCGTGCCGAAGTTGGTAATTTCGCGTTCGCTGAACTGCAAGGCCTGCACGGGGGCGGGGGTGTCTGGGATGCTGCCGAGAAATTGGATGGCACGCTCGAAGTCGCGGGTGTCGATTTCGTGGTAGCTGTTGACGTGCAGGAAGCTGTGTAGTTTGCGGTAGATTTCCTGCCAGTGTTCTCCCGTCCGATGATGCCGCGCCATAACGGCGGCTTGGATTTGCTGTTTTTGCGCGGGGCTGATTTTCAGGCTGCCTTGCTCTTGGGCGGCGATAAAGGCGCGGATGACTTGCAGGGCGAAGGCGGCGTTGATCCACATGCCGTAGGCGATTACCAGCTCTTTACAGACATATGTTCCGCGCCGTGTGCCGCCGTTGACGGTTTGCACGGCCTGCCCGCCTTGGGCTTCGATTTCGGCGATTAGGTCTTGGGTTTGGACGTTTCTGAACCATTGGTGCGGCTCATGCTTTTTCTGGCCGCCGCTCGCCTTGTGCAAATCATTCAGGCTGTACAGGCTTTTAGTTTGGTTAATAACAACGTTTGAAATTTGGATAGAGTTCATTTTTTAGCTTTCTTTAGGATTGAGAAAACCCGAAATCGGGCGGGGGTTGTCCTACACAAAGCTAGATGTGCCGAGCCGTTACCGGTACTCGCAACCCCCATTGGAACTTGAATAGGCCGTCTGAAACGCCCTACGGGGAAATTGAGATATGAAAAATCGCGCAACTGGCGCGGTGCAGTAGCTTTTGTTAGGAAGCTTCATCATATTTCAATTGTTCCAAATTGTCAAATAAATCCACTCCGCTAATTCGCGGAGTGAAAGAAACTCAATGAGTTAGGCAACAAAAAACCGCCATTCAGGCGGATGGGTGGTGGGTAGTTTAGCCGAACAGTTCGGCGTGCGAGGCAAGTCTGGCCAGATGCAGGGCATTGCCCCGCTTGGCGTAAACCAGCAGCAGGTCGGGTTTGACGTGGCATTCGCGGTAGTCTTTGAAATCGCCCGTCAGCGGATGATCGCGGTATTTTTCGGGCAGCGGCGCATCTTGTACCAAACAGTTCAACACTTCCGCCCATTCTGCGCTGGCAAGCTGCGCGAACTGCTTTTTCAAGTCGCGTTTGAAACCGCTGCCGAAAGCTATTTCACGTTTACTCACCGGCAATCTCCCGCATGGCGGCAACGGCTTCTTCCACGCCCGGATAGCGTGCAGCCGTTTCAAACTCTTTCCTTGCCTCAATCAGGCTTTGGCGGGCGGCGGCATTGAAAACGTGCCCGGCATTGTAGTCGAACGACAGCGGCACGGTGCGGGTGTCGGCCACTTGGTTGAGAAACAGTTTGATGGCCTGCGCGGGGGCGAGGCCGTAGCTTTCAAATACGGCGAAGGCGCGGTCGCGCAGGTCGCGGTCGATGCGGATGTTGTAGTTGGTGGCAGTCATGGCTTTGCTCCTGTGTATATTACGTACAGGAAATATAAGGTTTTCAGACGGCCTGTGTCAAGGTTTCAGACGGCCTGCGGCTTGCCTGTGTTGCCGCCGCCGGGCTGCACGCCGTTGTGCTCGTGGTTTTGCAGGCTGATGTTGCCGGCCACCACGTCGCCGTCGGCCCGGATGCCTCCGCCGCCGCTGAATCGGGCGGTGGTTTGGGTGTCGGCCCGGAAGCTGGCGGAGGTGCTGCTGACCGCGCCTTGGGCGTTGAGGCGGATGTTGGCGGCTTCCAGTTCGATGTCGCCGGGGGAAAACACTTTGATGCCGCCGTCTTTGAAGCGGATATACTGCTTGGGCGTGCCGTTGAGGAAGCCGCCGAAGTAGAGGCCGTCTGAAAAATCGAAGCGGCGGCGGCTCTGCGGGGCGGACGGGGCTTTGTTCTGCTTGACGCTGGATATATCGCGGCTGCAAAAGCCGCACATACCGATGTCGCCCGGCTCGGGGTCGATAATCACGGCATTGCCACCGCCTTGCAAACGGAAATACGGCACGTTGTAGATGATGCCGTGCGGCGTAACCGTGCCGTCGCCGCTGATTTGGGCAACCAATGGCTGCACGTCCACCAGGCCGACAGGGGCAAGTCCGCCCGATTTGGTTTTGACCACGCGCACCAGCGTTACGGTTTGGATGCGCGAGACGATGCCCGACACGATTGCGCCGATTTCCCCCGCGCCGCCTTGTGTCTGTTCGGGGCGGTATTGCGCCCAATTATTTTGTTGCGACTTTGGCATTTGTATCCTCCACATTGGCGGCTTTGATGTCGGCCAGCCATTTGCCGCCCGGCACTTGGCTTTCCAAATCCAAACTCAGGCCGAACACCCGCCAGCGGCCGTTGCACACGGCAATCAGGCTGTCTGAAATTTCCATCAGCCCGCCGAAGCGCAGGGCTTTGCTGTACAGGCAGCGCAGTTTCACGCCCTGCAAATCGGGCACCGGATAGCCGATCAGCCCCGTGGCCGGGCTGACGACGGGGATTTCACCGGGGCGCGGCTGCCCTTTGGGGGTGATGGCGACGGTTTCGTTGTCGATATACAGGTCGATGTCGGCGTGATGGGCGATTTGCTGCAATTTCACCAGTTCGGTATTGTCCAAATACTGATTACTGATTTTGGCTTTTACGCCGTTGTTCTCAAAGCGTCTGCCCATGCGTTTGCAGATGGCTTCGATGGCTTGGGCAACATCGGTTTCGCCCTCGTGGCTGACGGCTTCGGCAGGTTTGAGCTGCCACAGCACGGCGGTGTGGCTTTCGATTACCAGGCACACGTCGGGCGCACCGCCCATTTCGGGGTAGGCAAAGGTGATGTTGCCGGTATAGACCACGCTCAGGCTGCCGGCCTCGCCCGCTTCCACCTGCACCAGATTCATCATGGCCTGCTCGGTGTTCCATTTCACCCGCAAGAGTTTCAACATGCTGTCCAGTTTCAGGCCGTACACTTTGATGCGGGCATTGGGCATCAGCGCGCCGTTGCCGTAATTGATTTGGCAGGAGGTGCGCAGCCCTTCGGCCACCAGCGTGTCGCTGCCTTTTGCGTCCCACACGTCTTGCTCCTGCCCCAGTTTGATGCTGACGCGCAGGATTTTTTCCCGAATGCTCATAAGCGGTACACCAAAATAAAACGGCTGCCCAATTCCTGCCAAACAGGGTCGGAACTACCTGCCGTGTCGATGAAAAACAGCTCGCCGTTAAGCGGGCGGTAGGCTTCGTTGGCCAGCGGCACGGCATGGCGGCAGATGCGCTCGCGCACCACGGGGAGGCCGTCGGCAAACACGGTGGCATACAGCCTGCCCAGGCGCGGCAGCAGGGAAACGGTGATTTCCTGACCGCCAAGCGTGAAGGCGGCCTTTTGCACCGGCACGGCTTGCAGGGGGATTTGGTAAATCATTTTAAAAGCACCGCCAGAATTTCAGGTAGCCTGAATGCCAAAATCAACAGCACTAAGCCTCCTACAACATGCCAAAAGGTTCTGCGAACCTCTTTCGGATTGATGTTCATCGATTCCATAAGGAAAACTCCTAGCATTTTGAAAGTAAACCGTTTATCATTCATACATTGTTTAATCCTTGTCCGTTAAGGGTTAAATACAGAAACCCCGCAGAGTTGCCGCCCTGCGGGGTTTCGTTTTTTTTATTTCAGCCCAAAGCCCTGTACAGTTCTGAAGCTATGGATTCGTTGTTTTGTATCGGCTTGGGCTGTACCTTGCCGCCATCCGCTTGCGCCTGTGCGCCGTCCGGCTTGGTTTGGGTGTATTTCACCGCCACCTGCCGCACTTCGGCCAGATGGATGTTCACTTTCAACAGCCGCGCTCCGTCGCCTGCTTCGCGGGCGTAGTCGTAGCCGGTGATGGCGCAGTTGGGATACACCGCTTCGGGGGTGATGACCATAAACAGGTCGTTGCTTTTGGCCAGGGCTTCCAGCAGGGCGAGAAACGCGCCTCGCGCAAATACACCGCCGCTGCCTTTGCTCATCTGCACGGTTACGGTGTAGGGGTCGCCCACCTTGTTGTAGCTGGCAAACGAGCCTTGCTCCACCGGCGCGTCGGACACTTTGGACGTGTTCTGATGCTTGATAGCGGTTACGTTGTCGGAGAGCAGCAGCGGGATGCCGTTCTGCCCGAAGATGCCCCAATAGTTGCCGAACGCGGCATGAATCAAGGCGGCACCGCCGAATTGGATCAGCGCGCCGCCTGCGTTTTTGGGCAGATTGGGAATGCTCGGGATGCCGAGGGAGTTCCAGGTCATCATGTGTCCTAATATGTCTTTACACCATCCCCGGCACAAGCTGCATCATCCGGTCGCGGGTGGCGGCGGATGCGTCGTCCATCGTGCCGGCGATGGTGCTTGCCGACGATTGGACGTGTATGCCGCCGTTAATGGAAACCTGCGTGGTGCGTTGGTTGTTGTTGGTTACGTTTTGGGCGCGTACTGCCTCGCCCTGCTGCATGGATTGCATCCCGCGCTGGGCTCCTGCGGCGACGGCCTGATTCCCCCCTAGTATTACCCTGAATGCAGGGGCTGCGGTGCTGCCAGTAGGGGTGCCGTGCACATGGACGGCCTTTCCTGCGCCGAAGCGTTGGCCGGTGGTATTCGCCTGTCTTTCCACTTCGCGCACCCATTTTTTAGTTTTGGCACCGGCCTCTCCTAAAAAATAAGGGTTGGCATAATGGGTATTCCCGCCAACAACTGAGGCCATGCCTGCGGCACGTTTTGCTAAATGCTCGTCCACACCTTTGCTGACGCGCGCGCTGACCCTGCCCATGGGTACATTCTGCACGCTTCCATATGCACTTTTCCGTGGTGCGTTAATGTCGCTGAACGCCCAACGTTCGTTTAAAACAGCACGGACATTTCCGCCTTTTTTATACACCCTGTTCAGGATGGTATCGACCACTCCGGCAAGTTGTTTGTCAAATGCTTCACCCTTCAGGCCGCCGACAACTTCCGTAGCTGCAACTTTTTTAATATCGATAATATCTTGTGCAGTGAGTTTGACTGCGCCTTTGATAGGTCGGGTTTCGATTGTTTGAGACGCCCCACCGCCTATCATCTGCTTTACGGCATTGGTTGCATTTTTGGCCTGTGATTGCAGGCTGCCTTCCGCGTTCGGGTCGTGGCCGGTGGCGGTATCTATCACGCCGGCCGCATGTTCCACCCCCCAGCCGACAACGTCGGTAACGACGTTTCCGGCTTCCTTGACCATCCGCCCCATCCCTTTTTTCATTCCCTCCCAATCGCCGTTCATCATGGCGGTAAAGGTATCGCTCAAAGCTTCGAAATACGGCATCAGGTAGTTTTTGATTTCCAGATAGAGGTTGTGGAATCCTTCTTTCAGGCTTTTAATTGACAAACCGTTCTCGTCGATAAAGCCTTTCAGTTTGAGCCAGTCCAGCAGGCCGTTGGCGGCGTCCGCCCATGATGTGTAGCCTGTGAGCAGGTAGACGAACGCGCTGCCCAGGCTGTCTGTCGAGATTTTCGACGTCTTGATGTAGTTGTCAAAAAGTTTCCAATCCAGCAGGCTTTTCCCGCCTTCCGCCCATGTTTTGTAGTCGTCGTACAGCAGCAGGAAGGCTGCGCCCAGTGCGCCGACGGTAAGGATGAATGGGGCGAAGGGGGCGATAAAGGCCAGCAGGGAAGCTGCGGCGGCGATAAAGACGGGGACCAATACCGCGCCCAGCACAAATGCCAAGCCTTCGAAAACGTGCTTCATGCTGTTTTCGTGCTTCATCAGGTAATCGACGAAACCGCTGACCATTTTGACGATTTTCAGCAGTACGGGGGCGAGCGCGTCGGCCAGCATGGCTTTCAGACTGTCCCATTGTGCGTTCAAATAGCCCCGCGCCTGCGTCAGTTCGCGGCTGACCTGTATTTCCTTTTCTCCGGAACGGTAAAGGTTGCGCTGCATCTCCAGCATCTTTTCCATTTCGGCACGGCCGAGCATCAAGGTGTTGATGGTGCCGTCGTCCAAGCCCATGCTTTTGGCCAGATTGTAGGCCTGCACCCTGTCCATTTTGGAAAAGCGGTCGGCCAAATCCAGCATGATGCTGTCAAGGTCGCGTGCTTTGCCGTCTGCGTTGAGCAAGGCCACGCCGAAAGCGTTGAAAAACGGCACCATGGACGTATCGCCCATAGTCGTCAGGCGCGTAATGCCCATGCTCAGGCCGGACAGGCTGCCTTTCATGCCTTCCGCGCTTCCTCCGGCCATTTCCGCCATGCCGCCCCATGCTTGGAGTTTGCTGCGGCTGATGCCGATGTTGCGGGACAGGTTGTCCAGTTCGACGTTGGCCTGCGCGCCTTCGCGAATCAGTTTGCCCAGTGCGTTTGAACCCATCACCAAGGCGGTAAAGGCGGCAAATCCCTTCGCCAGGGAGCCGGTCGCCTGCGTCAGGCTTTTGGCCTGCTTGGTGCTTTTGGCGGACTGCGCGGCCTGCTTTTCCAGTCCTTTTGAGGATTTGGCCGCGCTTTTTTCCGCCCTGCCGAATGAGGCGGACATGCGGTCAAGCCTGCTTTCGGCCTCTTTGGCCTGCATGCCGAATTTGCCCGAATCTATGCCCAGTTCCAAAAACAGGGTGTCAATAACGGTTGCCATGGTATTTCCTTTTTTTCAAACGGCCTTACTGCGGTTGAAGGCATCGGTATTGACGACCTCCAAAAGGTTGAAGGCGTCTTCCAGCCCGTACACCGTCTGCAACTCGTGCAGTGTGCAGATGCGGGAAGACACCAGCGCGCCTATGGTTTGGGTCAGATTCAGATAGTCCAGGCTGCCGCCCCTTCCTCTTCCGACGCCGTAGTCTTGCCAAAGGCGTGTTGCAAAAAATCGGTATGCAATGCGAACACCTCCTTCCGCAACCGCCACAGGGTGGTAAAGTCTTCTACGTCGTTGAAATCCATATTCAACGGGCGCGGCCGGCCGCCTTCGGGGATGATTTGCACGCAGTCCAGCAGTTCGTTCAAGAGCGGGATGGCATCATCTGCTTTCAGACGGCCTAATGCGTCCAAAGCCACGCCGGCCATACCCATCATGCCTTGCTGCGGACTGAGGCCGCCCAAGTCCACGCCGCCGTTGGCCAACGCGATCAGGGCGCGCATTGCCCAGTGGTCGGCATGGGCGGCGCTCATTTCGGTAATCAGAAATACCCGGCCTTTATCCCGCCCGTGCTCAATCGTGATTTGCTTGGTTTTCAACGCCATTTCAGATTTCCTCCGGTTTCACTACGATGCGGAACGAGTAGGTTACAGATTCCAGCGTTTTCTTGGCGGTTGTGCCGCCCGGAACTTCCACCAAGAAGCCGGTGGCGGTGTAGCGTTTTTCCACGGCGGGAATCTCAACCGAAAATTCCGCCATGCGCGTTTCCTGACGTTGCAGGATGTCGTTGGTGAGTTGGTCGAAGTAGTCGCGCGATTTGCTGGTGGGGGCAAGCTGGATGTTGAAGTCCACTTCGTAGGGTGTGAAGCCGCCGGACTGTTGGCCGTCCACGCCCATCATGGTTTCGCCGATTTTGCCTTGCCCGAAGTCGAAGGCATTGTCGGCGGCGTAGCCTTCAATCTGTACGAAGTTGTCGTTAAAGCCTTTCACGCGCATCAGCAGGATGCTGTTGGCACTGGTGAGGGTGCGGTCTGAGATGGTCTGCATGGGGTTTCCTTTCCGGAATGAAAAAAGCAGCCTGAAAGGCTGCGGTTTGAGTTAGCGGCTGTGCCTTTTCAATAGGGCACGGGCGCGGCTGAGGATTTGTTGTGCCTGTCGGGCGGACAAACGGCCGACGGTTTGTACCGGCATGGTTTCGTTGTAGCTGTCGCTCACGTCTCGGCCTTTCGGGTCGGTGATTTTGAGGATGCGGAACAGTTGTACAGAATCGGCGGCAGGGGTATGATGTGCAGCACAAGGCAAGCCAAATCCCATTGTCCGGGCATCGTTCGCGGTGCTGTCTTTGGTCTGGGGGCTTGCCTTTTTTATGTTGTAAGCAGCAAACTCGAAAACACCTTCTTGGCGTTCTGCCGCATGAACTTCCAAATGCATTTTGTATCCGTTAGCTAATTCAATCTGTTTCCGGTAAACATGAAAAGCAATAATACTTTTGTCTTTACGATCGTGATTCGGCTCGCTGCGCCCAATGGCTTCGCCATGACTGAATACGTCGGCAATATACGGAATGCACTGGGCAATCAGATTCTGACGCCGCGCATTAAAGGCCAAGTGCTCTACGCTGTCTTCACGGTTGAACTGAATCAGTTTGCCATCCGATGACCGCACCGATTTTCCTTGCAAGTGTGTGGCAATCCATTTAGCAACAGCTTTTTTCCTTGCCCCCTGTCCCATATCGGGCGTAACCGCCAGCGGCACTTTTGCCAGTCCGGCAATCTCGCTGCCCGACAATTCGGGGAAATTCACTTTCCCGTCTTTCAGGCTGCCTTTCTGTCCGAACTGCCCGTTTTCGGCGCGGGGGTGTTTGGATTCGTCCCATTCGGCATCCATTGCCGGCAGGCGTTTTGCGCGGTGCAGGACGGCTTGGCGTTCGCCGTGGCTTAATTTGTGCTTCATATCCGGTATCACCGTTGGCAAAGGCCGTCTGAAAGGTTTTCAGACGGCCTTTTTGGCTTACTGCACGTTGATCGAGCCGAGGTTGATGTTGTGGACGCTGCCGCCGTCGGTGTACCACAGCTTCATCGGCATGGATTGGCGGTTGCCGCGCGTCTGCGCCGAAGCGTTCTGAATCAGCAGGAAATAGCCGGTGCTTTCAATCTTCGCGGCGGCATCGACGCGCGCCTCGTTGTTAATCAGGGCGCGTTGCTGTTCGCTCAACGGCACGCCCGGCTGGATGCTGCCAAAGTTCAAGGCCTCGTTAATCGGGTCTTGGCAGGCTGCGCGTTGCAGGGCGATACCGACGGCGTTGTACGGCACGGCCTTGGCCGAGGTGAGCAAGGTCATCAGGGCAAGCTGCAACTGGCTGTTGAGGCGGATTTGGTTCACATAGGCATCAATCCATTTCCATTTGCCGGGCATTTGGCCGGGATAAAGAAAAGTGAAGCGGTCGTTGGCGGTTGCCCATGCGCCGTAATAGTTGTAGCCGTTCTCTTTCAGATTGTCGGCATCGGTGGCATTGTCCACGTCCACGCTCAAGCCGGATTGGTTTTTGAACGCCAGCGTGATGCGCCCTTGCGTTTCAGTAAAATCAATAGAGGCAATCGCGCCGCACAGGAAAGCGGCCTTGTCCAGTCTGCCGTAAATCGGGGCGGTGCCGTCGTAGGCGGCGGCTTTCAGTTGTGCGCCCAAGCAGGTAGTGTTTCCGGTTTGCAGCGCGGCGGCTTCTTTACCCCATGCGGCATAGAGGAAGCGGTTGTTTTGCGCGTTGCTCCATTTGGCCAAGGCCAGCTTGTCGGCCAGTTCTGGCTCAAACACGGTGGTGAAGGTGGCAAAATTCAAAGTGGACTGAATCACGCCTTCCATCACGGTTTCCGCACTGTCGCCATCGTTGCCCTTGGAAATCACCGCGCCTTTGGCTTCGGTCAGATTCAAGGCTTCGGCCAGTGTGCCGGTGGCAAAGCCGATTTCGGAAGCCTTGCCTTGGGTGGCGGAAACGATTTCAAACGCCTGCAACTGCTCGTCAAACTGCACGGTGGCACTGATGGCCGTGCCGATTTTGTCGGCGGCATCTGAAAAGCTGGTAGCGGCGGAAAGGTTGATGTTGTCGCCGCTCTTGTCGTTGCCGTCGATATTCACTTTCAGATTGCCCGAAAGTTTTTTCAGGGCGGCAAGGCTCATGCTTTTCACGCTTGCGCCGCGCAGATAGGCGGCTTCTTTGCCGACATTGTAGGGGTAGAAATACAGCGTGCCGGGCTTGATGTGCGAGTTATCGAAGCCTTTAAAGTACACTTGCGCGGCTTTAAATTCTTCGCTGGCCAAGCCGAAAAACTCGCCGACTGCCGAAGCATCGGGGAACGCGGTATGCCGGCCGGTGGGCAGGTTTTCGTTTTTGCTCAAAAAGACGGCGTTCATCGACAGGGGAGAACCGCCGGAACTGAGTACGGCGGGGTTTACGCTGACAATTTTACTTGCCGGAATAGATTGGAACATGGATATATCCTTTACGGTTGGATCAGGGTTAAATCAAAAGCGTTTACAAACTGCTGCGGGTGTTCTGCCTGTGGCGCATAGGCCAGATGAACGGTGGTCATCCATCGTTCTTCATATTCGCTCTCTTCGTTGGTGAGCGGCATGAAGCGTGCGGGGTCGGCATATAGCGGCTGGCAGGATTTCAGCCGTTCGCAGGCGTAAAAATCGCGCCAAAGCAAAACGGTTTTCTGCGCCATCTGCCCGGCTTCTGCGCCGTAGAAATCAAGCTGCATCTGTATTTCTGATTGGCGCGAAACGGCAGCGGTTTCATCCGCCACGGCGTAAGCGTGTTCGTTGGTGGCAGCGGCGGCTTCGTTCAGGATGTTCATCACCACAAACGGCGGCTTGGGCAACGGTACGTTGTTGCTATATCCGCGCACCACTTCGCACGAAAAAAGCCCGAGCAGCATTGCCCGGACTTCGGTGTAAATATCGTCTAATGTTGCCGCCATAACAGCACCTTGCACCAATCCGGCCAGCTTTCCATCACCTGTTTCACCAGCCATTCTGTCGTTTCGGTTTCGCCGTAGGCCGCGAATACCAGCTTATCCGCGCCTTTACCATCCTGTCGCCGCAGTCCGTGGAATTGGCCGGTGACATAGGCATACAGCAACGTCCCTTGCTGCGCCAATCCTTCAAACAAGGATAAATCCTGTGTGCTGAGGGTTTGGGTCTGCACGGTTACGGGATGCTCGCTGTAGCCTGATTTCCGTTTTCCCGTGGCATCGGTGGTGTAGCCGTTATTGAGTTTCAGCACGGCGGGCAGGTTGGGATTGACGGATGTAATCGCTCCGTTGGCGATGGCTCTCAGGTTCATTCGTCCGTTACCTCGTAATCAATACTGCGCCACAACGTTCCCGTGTCAATCAACGGCTTATCAAAGCCTTTTTGCTTCACGGTCGCGGCGGCGTTGGGCGGTTCGCGGAAGTCTTGGATAGTTTTCACAATCTGCCCCTTTACGCCTTTGCCCATCAATTCCAAGGTCTGCCGCACATCGCCGCCGTTGGCTTCCATTAGTGCGGCAGCCTGCTTCGGCCATTCGTCCTTATGCTCGGCAATCGTATTGCGGAAAAATGGGCGCGGGGGAATGGTTGCCGTGCCGTATTCATTCCAAAAGGCCACTTGCGCCACGCTTTCGCCGTCCGAGCCATCGTAGTTTGTCTGCTCGATGATGCCGACGCGCACCTTGGCCGTTGTTGCCTGCGCGGCCAATTCGGCCAACCGCTGCCTGAATTTATCGCCGCCGCGCATAGCAGACTCCCTGCACATAGCGGAAGCGGCGGTATTTGGCGGTAAGCTGCCAGTAGGTCGCGCCGTAAGGCGTTTGCAGATACCAAGCGGCATTGCTGCCCACCGCGCCCATATCCGCGCTCACGGAAACGCTGCCTTCGGTAGCCGAAGCAATGCGCCCCACCAATCCGCCCTGTGCGGCACGTTCAGCCAGCGCGGCGAAATGGCGCACCAGCAGGAACAGCAGCATTTCGCGCTCTTCCAGCTTTTTCACGATGCTGTGGTCGGTGTTGTCCAGCAGGCTTTCGGCCTGTGTGAACCACATGGCGAACTGGGCATCACTTGCCTGCACTTCGGGATAGGCTGCCTGAAACCGTGCTTTATCAAAGACGACGGCGGGCATGGTTAGTCTTCCTTGGCGGTGCTTACACCATTGGCCTTGTCATCCGGCTTAATGGCTTCCAACTTGGTTTCATTGTCGGTCTTTTCCCGAGCTTCCGCCTTGGTGTTCTTTGCATCTTCATGGGCGAAAACGAAGCCGTTTTTCACCATGTCGCGGTCTTGGTGCGCTTCCATCCAGGCATTGAACAGGTCGGCGTCCACATCGTAAGTGATGCCGTGGCCGCCGATGATGTTTGAGGCATTGGTGCCGTTCAGTTCCACCGACTGGCCGCCCACTTCGATAATCAGTCCGTTGGGCAGTTTGCAGCCAACGGTTAAGGTTTTTTGTTTTGCCATTTAGATTCTCCAATAAAAAAGCCCGCAGGTGCGGGCAGGACTAAGACCGCCGAACCTTGCGGCGCGGCGGGATGGCTGCGGTGCGGGCATATCGGGCGTTGCAGCCGAAACGGGATTAGAACGCTTGGGCGGTGCTTAATATGCGGCTTTGCACCCACGCCCAATCACGGGCGAAGAAGCCTGAATGCACCGATTGGGCGGCCATGAAACGGCGCACCGCCGCAAAAGTCGGTTCGGTGTCATGAACGAAGCTCCACAGCGAACCCCTGCCGTCAATACCCAAGTTTTGGAATGCAGGCAGATAACGGTTCACAAACAGGCGCATATCCTGCGCGTGGACCAACAGCCTGCCGAATGCCAAAACCGTTTCATCGTCCAATACAGGCAAAACAGGTGCAGGCTGCTTGTCCAACAATTCGCCGTACAGCACGCCTTTTTCCACCGCCACCCGCGCCATCAGGCTCAACACTTCGGGGAACTGTTCGGGCGGCACGTCTTTGTAGCCGACTTTGAATTTGGACTTAACCGCGCTCCACAGGGTAATCGCCAAAGCCTTCTGTTTCTCGAACGGCACGGACTGGATCAGGATATTGTGCAGGGCTTTGACTTCCGCCTGTTGCTCGTGGGTTAAACCTGACAGCAGGGCTTTGCGAGGTGTCAGGCTACCTGAAATTACGGCATCGAAGGTTCGGATAACCTGTAAAAAGAATTTGGCACTAATCCAAGTGGCGTAGGCATACACCAATTCTTTGCAGGCGTAAGTGCCGCGTTTGTTGCCGCCTTTAACAACTTGGATAACTTGTTGATTTTCTTCCAAACCTGGAATTCCAGGTTTGGACAATTCATCAATTAATTCAGTAGTTTGTTGCAATTTCAGCCAATTTGTCAGTTCATGGCGTTTTTCGCCGCCGCTGGCTTTGTGCAAGTCATTCAAATTGTAAAGGTTGTTTTCGGTTTGGCGGATAGCCACATTAGAGATTGCGATTGCGTTCATGATGATTTCCTTTTCTATCTACGATTAAGCCCGAATGGGCGGCCAAGAGGTTCGTAGCCCTGAAAAGTAAGGGTGGACTTATTCCCCTTGCGGGTATTGTATTAGTCACCCTCTCGGCCATAGAAAGAGATTACAAGGAAACAGAAATCTATGGACGCAAAAAAATCACGATTACCGCCGTGATGCGGCTTTTCAAGGAGGCTACGACACCTCATGGCATCGCACTATACTAAAAGGCTACCTGAAAATCAAGCAGTTTCAGGCAGCCTGCACTTAGCTCACCGTCATGGAAGCAATGCAAAATGGGCGATAGATAATCGCGCCCCATGTGCCCTGTGATTTCTTCTGCTTGATGCTGGAGGCTTCCAAAACCATGTTGTGCGCACGCAGTTTTTCGGTGAAACCGCATTCCAACGTACGCTGGCCGTCCAACTCTTCCACAATCAGCTGCACCATCTCGCCCGATGCGGCGGAGTATTCCGGCACGGTTTCGATGCGCAGGTTGGGGAAGTTCTTTTTCAACTGGTCGGTAACATTGACGTTGTACTGGTTGGTTTTGGTCAGTTCAACGCTGGCAGTCGGGCTGCACACCAGCAGGAGCGGTGTGTTCATATCAATCAGGCCGCCGGTTTGCTGCAACAGTTTTTGGAACAGCTTGCGGATGGATTCGTACACTTGCTCGCCGGTGGCGGTTGCCCATGTTTGGGCGGCAGCGGTGGCGGCCGGCAGGCTCGGGTCGTTGAGGATGCCGTAGTTCTGCAAACCTTTGATACCGAACAGATAGGATTTGTTCTGGAAGCGGTTCAAGGCATTCACGCTGGCCTGATTGACGCGGTTTACATAGTCAATCTTCGCTTCGCCTGCGCGTGCCACTTCGCGCTCGCCCCAGCGGGTGAACACTTGGTAATGGTAGCTTTGGCGTTGTGGGAAATTGACGTTGGCACCGCTCACACCGTTGTTGTTGTAGTCGCCGTAGCTGGAGACTTCGCCGGTAGGTTCTACCAGCATGAACATGGCGGTTTCGGTCGTCCAATCGCCTTTTTTCACTTCGCCGAAGATTTCGGCGGCCTTCATCGGCTGAAGGGCGACTTCAATCAGTTTCGGATCGACATAGGTCAGCATCCATGCAGGAATGCCGCTGTTGCCGGCGGTGGTCAGCGCGGGCTGCGCGTCCATCGCCAAAGCAGCCTGCACCTGTTCGTTCATCAGCTTTTTGCCGCCGCCCATAAAGACGATGCCGGCATCGCGTTCGAGTTGTTGCAAGGTATTCATTTAATCGTTACTCCCATGTGGTGATTTTGGCCAGTTCACCCGCTGCGGCTTTGGAAGCCACTTTGAATCGGGTCAGGGTGTGGCCGGTTTCGGTGGCGGCGGCAGAGGCTTTCAATGTGCCGTCGTCGTCTTTGGCGAACACGTTTTGGCCGATTTCGGCACCGGCGGGGAAATGCGCCCAGAAGTCGCCTGCCACGGCCAACGTAATAATTTGGCCGGGCAGGATTTGGTTGCCGTGTTCCGCCAGATAGGCGGTGATGCTGGCCTGCTGTTCGCGGTGGACAAAGCCGATGCGTGCGCCGGCGGTTTTCTTGTTGGACACTTTGCCCTCGGCATCCGCCCAGGCAAACACGCCGACGGTTACGCCGTCCGTGCCGCTGACGAGCGCGCCTTCGCCCGCCAGCATGGAAGCGTTCGGGTTGTGGGCGGCAAAATCCCCCGCAACGGCGGGGGCTTGGTAAGGTTGGACTGCTTTTTGGAATGACATGGTTTAAGCCTTTCTGATTCGTGATAAACCGGGGAACTGTTCGGCGGTTTTAGCCGCATCTTGCGCCATCGGCTGTTTGGGTTTGCCCAACATACCGACCATGGCGCGGTAGGCGGAAGGATGTACGCCGGTTACGTCAATGCCGCTCTGTTCGAGCGCGAACTTGTACACGTCCGCCGCATTGTCCATCGCCACATCGCCGACAATATGCGCCACTTCGCGTTGTGCCGTTGCCAAAGCCTGCGAACGTTTCCGTTCGGCTTCTACGGCGCGTTTGATGGCCGCATCCATCGCCATTTTGGAAATGGCGGCATCTTGTGCGGGCTTGGGTGCGCCGCCTTCGGGGGCTTCCGGCTCTTCGTCTTCGGCGGGTTCTTCCGGCTCGGCGGGGGTGGGGTTGTTTTCGCCGTCCTCCGGTTCGTCTTCGTCCGTGCCGACATTCTCGACGTTTTCGGGCGGCAAATCTTCGCCGTCGTCCTCCGCCGTCTGCACTTCGTTGGTGAGCGAGCCGATAACCTGCAACAGTTCATCGGGGCTCAATTCGGCATCCTGCGCCAATAAAGGCTGCACGGCTGCCTGAATACGCGCTTTCGCGCCTGCTTTCAGTTTCATGGTTTTCCTTTCGTAAAATGGGTCAGAATCGCTTACTACAACATCACGCCCCGCCCGACCCACATCGACAAGGGCTACATGGTTTCCGACAATATCGCGCATCACGCCGTCGTAATACCTGCCTTCAAATTCGCCTGCGGTCATGTCGGCGGTGTAGTGGTACGCGCTGGATAGCTCCACCTGCTCACCGCTCTCAATACCGGCGATGGCTTCGGCGTCCCATACGGCCAGCGAACATTTCAGGTAGCCGTCTTTGAACACGGTATCGCTGCCGGTCGTGCCTGCAATCACTTCTTTCTGCGGTTCGTCGGCAGAAACGGGAATGTGCTTGCTCAATAAAGGCAGGTTGTTGAAGGTCGGCGCGGCCTTTTCCAACTCTTCAGGGTCCCGCAGCAGGTAGTAAACCTTTTTCGGGTCAAGCCCCAGTTGTTGGTAATTGGGGATTTCGCTTCCATAGTAGGGGTTTACCGTGGCCTTGCTGATGTTGGAGCTTTCAACGTGCAGCCTGCCGTCTTGGTCGTAGGAGCGCAGGGAGCGGTCTTGGGCGATGGATAGGCGGCCTTCGTCATAGGTTCCTGTTACATCACGCCCTTTTTGGTCAGTTATCTTCATAATGCGTATATAGCCTACTGTTTCGGGTGCTTGTCCGTCTTCGGCAAAGGGAGTATGATTATCAGCGTAGGAAACAAAACCCGCCGCTTGGTCGCTGTCTTTTGCGGTTTCAATGCTTGCAGGCGCGTTTCCTACTTTTTCTTTGCCTGCCAAACGCTGGTTATAGGCAATCATCTCATCTACCGCTTCCAATTCTCCGTTGGGCAACTCTCCCGCTGCGGCTTCCAATAACACCCGATAACTGTCAATCTCCACTTGTTTTTGATATTTGTGGAAAGCAACGAAATTATCTTTTCTTTCATGTGCAAGCTCTTCCCTGCCGATAAACTTACCCGTCTGAAACACATCGGCAACAAATGTAACTGCCTGTGCGTGCAGCTTTGAACGGCTGGCATTAAAGCTAAGATGGTCTGTGCTGTCGTTACGGTTGAAAGTTACTTTTTTGCCGTCTGATGTGGGGATTGTTTTACCTTGTAGGTTTTCGGATAGCCATTGCTTGGCTGCGCGGCGCAAATCGCCCCGTGTCGGATTTTCAGGCAGGTTTAATCTGCCGTTTTCAGACGGCCTGCCGCTGCCGAATTGCCCATTCTCCGCCCTTGGATGTTTGGATTCGTCCCATTCGGCATCCATCGCCAACAATCGGCGGGCTTTACTCAAAATGGCTCTCTGTTGCGTATTCATGTGTTGAATCCTTTAATCACGGCGCGGCTCGTACAACGGCAGTTGATTTCCTCTCCGGGCTGTACCCATTTGCCGTCCAGATACATGCCTTTGCTCACATCGAACCGTTTGCCGTTGGCGGCAACATGGCTTGGGCGAGGCTCTTTGCCTGCGTGGGAGTGCATCCATATAGCTTCCGTGATGCCCAGTTCCTGCCGCCGTGCCTTTTCAATGGCTGCCTTGGCTTTGTTGGTTTGGTCTCGCGCGATAAAGGCGGCGCGGCGTTCGCTGATGCCGTAGTCTTTGCGCAGTTCGCGGGTCAGTTGCGCCATGTCGTAGCCTGCATTCACGCTGCGCCATACGCTCTCTTCCACGCGGCTTAGGTATTGCTGGCCGATGGAGCGGATAAGCGAGACGTTGCCGCCCAATACGGCCTGCAAGGCGGTTTGCTGCTGCGCTGTGGCACGGAACCGGACGGTAAAGCCCGCCTCCCGCAAGGCCGTCTGAAAGGCTCTCTCTGTGTGGCTTGCACTTTGATTGGCAAATACCTCGGCGATTTGCGGGGCGAGTTTGTCCAGCCGTGCCAGCCAATAACGCAACAGGGCGAATAAAGCAGCCTGCAAGCCGTCCGTCAGGCCGTCTTGGGCGATGCCTTTCGGGTAGTGCCGTTCAAGCAAGCCCAGCACGTCAGCGCGCATTTCGCGCAACAGCTTTTTCAGGCTTTTGCGGTAGGCGGCCTCTACGCCCAGGTTGGGCTGTATCGGCTTGAGGATGATGTCTTTATCGGACGGGGCGGACAGTTTCATGACTTGCTTTCGGCGGGTAAAGAAATTAGAATACTAGTAAGCCCTTAATTTGAAGGCTGGGTTAAATGCTTGGTGTCCAAGCTATCCCAGATGTACCGGATTAAGGGTTTTTTCATTCGTCCTTGATAATGAAATGGTCATAATGTTCATGGCCTGAATGCTTCTTCAAGGTAACAATCCCAATATTCAAACTCTCTCCATCCAAATCTACTACTGCCTTATATTTCTGTGCCGAAATAATGTGTGCACGTCCTTTGTAATCAGGCACGGCTTCACCATCTTTCTTGGCATGAATGAGCAGTTCGTCCAGCTTCGCCATGATGGTTAATTCGGCGGCATTCGCGCCAGCTGCGGCATGTTTAATGCCCTGCCAAGTAACCTGTATCTCATGACCGCTGTCTTTGTTGGTGTAGCTTTTGCCGACAAAGTTATCGCGGGCGTACTGCATAGCGGCTTTGCGTAGGTCTTTGGTCTCGGTAAAGCTGCCCAATTCACTGCCCGATACAGAAACAGCAGCCTGTTGTGCTGCTGTGTTTCCGCTTTCAGGCTGACTGTCATTGGTATCCCTGCCTTCCCCGAACTGCCCATTCTCCGCACGTGGATGCTTGCTCTCGTCCCATTCGGCGGCATCTTGGGCAGGTTCAGGCTTTGGGTCGGCAGGGTCTCCGCCCTCTCCCCCTTCGCCGTCATTCAGGCCGTCTGAAAAGCCGTCATCGGGCATTTCAGGCACATCTTCTACATCAATGCCGTTGTAACCGCTGTCCGGCTCGCTTGCCAGCCGACCGCGTACTTCCTCCGCCGATACTACGCCGGCCTGAATGTAGGCCACATCGCGGTCGGTGTCGGATTTGCGGATGGTGGAAAGCTCGGTTTCGCTCATCTGCTGCAAAGGCACAAAGTCGAACGTGATGTTGTCGTTTACTTTGCCGAACAGGTGCAGTTGCACCAGCTTGAGCAACTTATCCAGCGGATCGCGCAGCAGGTTTTCCTGCATGGCGCGGATGTGGTCGTAGTAAACGGCAATCTCGCCCTCCGTGCTGGCATTCAGGCCGCTTGGCGTGATGCCGAGCAGCTTCACCAGCGGCGTATGGCTGGGGGCGGCCATTTGCTCCTGCGATTGGGCAAGCAGCGCATCCAAGCCGGACAGCGGGGTATTGAACTGGAAGAACTCTTCTTCGTCTTTGCTCAACAGCATCAGGCCGCGATTGTCGCGCAAACGGTTGTACAGTTCGGCACGGAGCATAATGTTGGTGTCGCCGTCGTCGCTGCCGCTCAGTATCGCGCTCATGTCGGTTTTGATGCCGGACAAGGAAAAGCTGTGCAGCAGGTCGCTGACGGAATCCACAGTACGCAGCCAGCGTTCCACATAGGGCATCATGAGCTGGGTCATGCTCACGCCGCCGAAGTTGTAGGCGGGTTTGAGCATATCCGGCACGGGGCGGGAAATCAGGGTAAACAGTCGGCTGGCATGGATTTCCTGCGCCATCACATACCATGCCTTCGGCTTGTAGAAGTCGGGCAGGGTAGGGTCGATGGCGTTGTACGGCGCAGGGGTCGTCCACATCGGTTCGATGTTCACCAAAGCTTTCAGGCTGCCTTTGGCAATGGTTTTTTCGGTCAAGAGCAGCGGATTGGCCAATTTGCCGTCGTGGTCTTTGATTTGCACCAGTATCTGGCCGCGTCCGAACAGGCCGTCTGTTTCAATGGCCTTGCGGAACACATCTCGCACGTTCAGCCGCTCGTAGCATTCCTCAATCTGCTTGATGGCCTCGCTGTTGTCTTCTTCGCCCACGGATTTGATTTCTATCCATTGGCGGGTCATTTCATTGGCGGTGGTTTCGCTCACGCTGCGGTATTCGGAAATCTGCGCCAACTCGGCCAAGCGCGGATAACCGATAAAGCCGGTGCCGAAAAAACAATCAGCCCCGAAGTTTCCTAAGGGGCTGCTGTCCATCGCTATACCGTTTGGCTTCACGCCGTCCGGCAGGCTGGGAAAATCCAAGCTGTATGATGCAGGCTGCTTTTCAGGCAGCCTTTGCAGGGCGCGGCGCATGGCCTTGTCGGTGTGTTTTTTCTTTTTGCTCATAGTCCGCTCAATATCTTGGGGTTGATGTTCAGTCCGCCCTGCACGGGGGCGAAGACCATGACCAGCGCATCCGCACGGTTCGGGCTGGGGATGCCGCGCTTTTTCATGTCTTTCTTGCTCTCTGCCTTCACGCGCCCGTTTTGGTCGTAATCCACTTGTGGGCGGCTCAGTTCGGCAGTCAGGTATTCCAATTCGTGCAGGCTGCTTGAAAGGCTGATAAGTTGGTCTTCGGGGTAACTGTCCCCGTGATGGACGGCACGCCACGTCTTGTAGAAGCGGTCGCGCACCATCCACCATGCCTGCGCCTTGATGTTGGCGAACATATCGCGGTTCTTCTTGTCGTCGGTGTACTTGGCATCGGGTTTATACACTGCGCCGCCGGCATTGAAACCGAGCGTCTGCACCTTGCCGTTCTTACGCCGGAACTGCGCCTTCACACCGGCGCCCACGCCGATGTTGTCATACACAATGCGGTCAACATTCTGCTCTTGGGCGTACAGGTAAACCTTGTCGGCGGAGTAAATCACATCCTGCCCGCGCCATTGCTGCATGTCGGTTACGACCGAGCCGTGCCGCAATACAGTGGCGTTGGCATCATCGCCTTCATCGGCCACATCAAAACCGAGGATGCGCCGGCCTGCGGCTGAGAAGCCCAGTTTTTCATGCGCATCAATAGCGGCTTCAATCCAACTCGGCTTGATAATCGCCAGTTCGCTGTCGGCCACCGGCTCGCCCAGCCAAATATGACGGTAAAGGTCTTCATCCCGCTCTTTGCATTCGAGCATGTCGGCCAGTAGCGGCGTGTCGGCAAAATGCGGGTTGATGTCGTAATTAGCCTTTAAGACAATGCTGTCTTTTGGCGGATGGACGATAAACCGCTGATAGGTATCGTCCAGAATATTCTTCGGGTTGAAGCTCACCCAGATTTCGGCGTTTTTGTCGCCACGGATGGAGGGAATCAGTACGTCCCACGAGTTTTTGGTAACCGCCTCGGCCTCTTCCACCCAGCAGATGCCCACGCCCTGAATCGATTTGATTTTGGTGATGTTGTTCTTCACGCCGTAAAACACGAACTTCGCGCCCGTGCCCTTGTGGCGGATGCTGGATTTGAGAATCTCAAACTCCTGTGTGTAGCCCAGCCGGGCTATGGTTTCGGTCAGCAGCTGGTACACCGAATCGTCTAGCGAGCCTTGAAACTCGCGTGCGCACAGAATCACCGTGCCGATGCGCCGCGCCACCTCCACCGCCAGCTCGGCGAGAAAATAAGACTTGCCGCTGCCCCGCCCGCCCCACAGTACCTTGTAGCGGGCTTTCTTGATCAGCGGTTTGAAATAGGGGTTAGCCATATGTGAAAAGGCCGTCTGAAAACTTTTCAGACGGCCTCATTTCAAAACCACTGCCAGAATATCGGGCAGACGCCAAATTACCAGCGCGGCAAGCCCGACCACATAAGTCAGCCACATAAACCGTTTTGCCGTTGCCGACCTTGCTATCAGTTCCAACATTTCACACCACGCTTTCAGTATGTTAAAATCAAACAATGATTTGTCCTTTCTTGTACAAAGGATTAAATACAGAAACCCCGCAGAGTTGCCGCCCTGCGGGGTTTCGCCTTTCAGTCTGCCCGAAACTATTTGAAGATGTCTTCCAGCGAACGGGTTTCTACTTGCACGCGCATATCGCCGGAGAGGTCGATCTTGTCGCCGTACTTCTTCGGCGCGAGCTTGGCCGCCGTCCACTTGCGGGCGTCGATTTGCAGCTTAGCTTTGGCCACCGCCGCGCTTTCGGGCTCCACTTCGTCGGCAATGCGGATGATGTCTTGGGCGAAATGGTCCGCCTGCTCCTCGCGCGCGTGCGCGTACTGCTCCGAAAACTCCTGATTCTCCGCCAGCCATTTGTGCACCGTGCTGGCGGAGGGCATATCGCCGTCCGAACAAACCGCCCGCAGGCTTTCGCCTCGGGCGATGCGTTCGCAGATACGGTCTGCCAACCCTTTGCTGTATGTGTTCGGCCGCCCGATTGGGCGTTTGGCTTTGTCCATATCAGGCTCCTTGGTTGGGTTGCCTGACAGTTTCAGGCCGTCTGAAAACAAAACGCCCGCACAGGGCGGGCTTGCTATTCATTCTTCAACGTGCCAAAATGGCACGCATATATTTGACACGGAGGTTCAATATGACTGCCGCCACCCATACCCGCGTTACCGCCCGCATCGATCCCGCCACCCAATCTCTGCTCAACCGCGCGGCCGAAGCCGCAGGCATTCCCACCATCAACGCCTTTGTTTTGGGCGCAGCCGTGGAGAAAGCCAAAGCCATTTTGCAGCAGGAAGAAATCATCCGGCTCAATGCCGATTCGTCCCTGCGACTGTTGGATGCGCTGGAAAACCCGCCCGCACCCAACCGGCACTTGTCCGAGCTGTTCCGCAAACACCGAAGCGAGTGCCCGTGAAAACCGTTCCGCTCGATACCGCCAAGCATAACCGGCAGGGCTTTGATTGCGGCGTCGAAGCCTTAAACCTGTTCCTGCAACGCACCGCCAACCAACAGGCGGCAAAAAACCACGCCCGCACCTATGTGCTGGAAGACGAAGCCGACGGCACACGGATAGCGGGTTTCTACACCCTGACCATGATCCAATTCGAGCTTTCGCAAATTCCGCCTCAGTTGCAGAAAAAGCACCGTCCCGTGCAGGCTGCCGCCCTGATTGCCAGGCTTGCCGTCGATACCGCGTATCAGGGCAAAGGCTTCGGCGGCTTTCTGCTGCATGACGCGCTGTGCCGCCTGTATCAGGCCGCCTACCTCGTGGGCTTCCCCGTCGTGTTTGTCGATGCCAAAGACGGTATGGCGGATTTCTACCGCCGCTACGGCTTTGCCGATGCCGCCGCAAACCGACTATACATCACGGTTGAAACCATACGGCAGGCAATAGCAAAGACGGCCTGAAACCGCCAAAACAAAACGGAGAAAACCGCCTATCCGCAGCTTTCTCCGAAATTTAGCAAATTTTAGATAAAACAGTCTCACATGTCAACAGCTTGGGCGCAGAATTTCACAATACCCGCCTCGATAAATTCATCTTCAATTTTCAGCATCGCCGTATTGTACAAAACCGCAACAATCCGCTTTGTCCTATGCAGTTTCCGGAATACCGTCGCACGGCTCAAATCATACTTATCCTGTATCGCGCTGATTCTCGGCCTGCCGGTGAAGATGTTGCCCAGCAGATCGTCGCACAAAAGCAGGTTCGCGCCTTTGTTTTGCGCTTCGATATGGGCGGTAATATCAATCATGCCGTCCTGCTTCTGCCCGCCGGTGTAGTGCAGTTCGATAACGGCCAGTTCGGCGGGGGCAAGCAGGCGTTCTACCCGCGCCTGTATCATAGCGGCGTTAGCGTGCCATTCGTGCTGTGTCAGGCCGCTGCGGGCGGGTGGCACGCCTTTGGATTCTATCCAGCGGCAAATCTGCGCGGTGTTGTTCTGCGGCTCGATGCGCAGGCTGCCGAAGCGGTAGGCATCATGCAGGGCTTCGTCGGTGTTGCGGTACATTTCACTCCTTTATCTCTATCAACCCTTTTTCGGCGAGCTTCGCCAGCGTCCGCATCACCCCCTCGGCAAAGGCCGTCCGAATTTCGTCCGCGTCCAAATCGGTTTTCACCCGCCCGTCGCAGATGTCGTGGCAGTTGCTGCACGCATACACGCCCATAAAGTCGGGCGGCTTGATGCCTGTGCCGCAATAGCCCGCAAGGCGGTAATGGGCAAACACGGTGGTTTCCGGGTTGCGGTTGCAGATGCCCGGCAAACGGACAAGGCATTGCTCGCCGCGTGCGGATTCGGTAATTTTGCTCATGCGCCGAACGCCATCATCTCTTCCGCCGCCCTTAATGCGGCTTCTTGGTTTTCAAACTTGGCCGACAGCATCATGTTCCACGCCACATCGAAGCAGGCGCGGTAGAAGTCGTTGAACGCTTCCTGATCCATCTGGGCAAAACTGATGCTTTTCGCCTCCTTGCGGATGCCTGCGGGCGTTTCGTACACATCGAAATAGCCCGCCTCAATCGTCAGCCATTTGCGGAAGGCCTCCATGCTTTTCGGCACCGCGCCGACCTTTTCGCCGCGCTTTTTCGCCACGCCCAGCACGAACTCTTGGGCAAATTTGAGAAACAGGCCGCCGCTTTCGTGCAACGCTTCCAGCCGCTGCGCGAAACGCTCCACCATCGCCCGCTCGCCCTGCGTTACCAGCCCGCCCGTTGGCTGCCAGTATTCGTAGGCCAGCGGCAGCAGCCCGCCGAAAAACAGCTTGTGGTGCCGGTAGCTGCGGTCGGACAACTGCGTTACTTTGACGCGGTAGGCTCTGCCCGCCTGCAAAGAGCGCAGAATCTCCGCATCGGCGGCGGTGGCGGCGGCCAGCGTTCCGGCGGGCGTGCGGATAACGGCGGCTTCAATTGCCATCCCAACCCTCCCGCAGGCCGTCTGAAAAGCCCGTACCTTTGCGCCCCCACACCAACATGGCCGCGTCGCGCCCGTGTTCGCTGGTGCGCTCCTTCCAGCCTGTGAGCCGCGCAAACGCCTCTTTGGACAACTTGGTGCGGTTGGCCGCAGGCGGCAGCATCTCGAAGCTGACAATCTGCGGATACTGCCCGCGCAGGTCGTTCAGGCAGTCTTCCCAAATCTTCGCGTCGCGCTTCACACTGCCCGCCCCCTGCAAAGCCTCGCGCCCCTTCTCGCCGAACCAGCGGCGCAGACGCGCATCCTCCACCACGACATGCAGCCTGCTTTGTTCGCGGATGCAGAATGAAAGCGCGTGGTTCAGCTCGCTGATGGCGCGGTGGATCGGCAGTGTCAGCACATTGGTCAGCTTCCCATCCAGGCAGTAGGCAAAACCGGTTTTCACCCCGGTGTCGATGCCGATGTACCATGTCTTCATTTCAAAAATCCTCCGTTTCGTTTGCACGTTCCGTGTATCATAAAATTCCGTTTTTTCAATGAGTTTGCTTCTTTGCCCTTGTGGGGTCGGCCCCGTTTTTCAGACGGCCTCAAACCGTCTTTTCCTGCGCCTTTGCAGCCACTCAACCCGCTTTTGCACCCTCTCCGCCGAGGCCGCCTGAAACCGCCCGTTTCCGCATTCCGTTTCCGAGTTAAGGCAGCTCCAAGCCCTATCCCGCGACACCGTGCACACCAGAAACCCCTTCAAGCCCCGTTCCGCCGCCGCGAGAAAGTCGGCGTGGGCGCAGTTGAGGCAGTTCATTGGCGGTAGCTCGGCCAGTTGAAGGGGATGCGCTTGCCGCCGTTGTCGCGCAGGCGGTCGCGGATGCGGGCTTCGATGCGCCGCTGCCAGTCTTCTTCCGTCAGGTTGGTGAGTACCAGCGTCGGGCGCACGGCCTCGTAGCGGGCGTTGATCACCATGCCCAGCAGGCGGCTTTCGGTTTCCGTGGGGTTGCCTGCGCCAAATTCGTCCAGCACCAGCAAATCGGCCTGTACATACGGGGCGCAGGCGGCCGTTTCGCTGCCGCCGCCGAAGCTGTCTTTGATGCGCTGCATCATCCCGGCGGCTGTAATCACTACCGCGCTGTAGCCCTGTTCCAGCACTTCGTGGGCGATGCCGCAGGCCAGATGGTTTTTGCCTGTCCCCATGCCGCCGGCGAAAATGGCGCAGCGGCCGTTGGCGGACACGTCGGCGAAGTGGTCGGCGTAGTCCCGCGCAAAGGCTTTGGCGCGTTCCATCCGCATCCGTGTGGCCTCGTCGCCGCCGGTTTGGAAGTTGTCGATGCGGCATCCGGCAAAGCGCGGGGCAATGCCTGCGCGGCCGATACGGGCTTCCGTTTCCCGCCGCTTGGCTTCGCGGCGCAGGGTTTCGGCATAGTCAGCCGCTTCGTCGGCCTCGCGCCGTCTGACGCAGGCGGGGCAGCCTGTCCAGCAGCCGCGCACCGCGCTGTAGGACGTGTACGCGCCATGTTCGGCGCAGTGTTGCTGTTTGGCCTGACGTGCGCCGTAGTTTGTCGTCAGCATTTCGCCTATCGTCCGCATTACCGTATCTCCCCGATTTCGTCGCCGTAGTCGGCGTTTTCAAAATACTCGTTCCCGAAAAAGTGGCTGGTATGCCCGTTACCCGCCGCCCGCTCGCGGGTGTGTTTGTCTTGCAGCCAGTCGGCACGGAAACCCACCCACCCGCGCTCGCAGCACAGGGTGATGGCCTGCGTCAGCGACAAGCCCGCGCGGTTCGCCTCACGCTCCAAGCCCGCCAACGCGGTTTTCGTCAGCGTCGCCGCCCGCTTGTCTTTGCGCACTGCCAGATAGTCCTGCGCCAAATCCCCCTCCACGCCACGGTCGGCCAGCAGGTTCAGCGCGTCCAGCTCCCTGCGTGCGGCGGAAGGTTTGCGCTTGGCAGGTCTGGCAGATTGGGCAGGCGGGTTTTCAGACGGCCTGTCTGCAAGATTTGCCGAATCGGGCTGCTTAGCAGACGAATGAAGCGCATCGCGCGTAATATCCTTTTGTTCTCTCTGACGGTTATAGGTTTCTGACGGTTCTTCCTTATAGCAATGTTCAGAATCTGAACATTCCGAATGTTCAAAATCTGAACATTCACTGCCAAAATCTGAACATTCAAAATCTGAACATTCAAAATCTGAACATTCAAAATCTGAACATTCCGATGTATTGGGATTCAGATTGATGAGATACAGATCCGACTTGCGCATATTGCCTTTTTGACGGCGGTTCTTGCGCAGATAGCCGCGCTCTTCCAACCATTTGAGATGGTTGCCGACTGTCGTTCTGCCCATACTGCACTTGTCCATCAGAGTATCCTGTCCCGGATAACACAAGCCGTCGTCATTGGCGAAATTGCACAACACGGTCAGCACAAACTTTTGCCCGCTCGGAATCTTCAAATCCAGTGCGCCGGCCATCAGCTTCACACTCATGCCGCACCTCCCATCGAATAGCGCACATAACGCGCCCCGTCGTTTTCTTCACACACGCGGGCAATCGCAATCCCGCGCGCTTCCAGTTCCATAATCCGCGCCGAAAGCTGTGTGATTTTGAACAAATCGTAGGCTTCAAAACTCGTAACCGAGCCGCCCGCTTTAAAGTGCGCCAGCAATCGGGCGCACTGGCTGTTGTCTTTCAAAGGTTTCAATGGCATAATCCGCTCCGTAAGTTTTTGATACGAACTTTCATAATTTCCTCCCGCCCCCATTCGGGGGCATCTTTTTGCCCGTCTGTCCGGGCTGCCAAGCGTCTGTCCGCTTTGCCTCTCATCCGTGTAGAATGGAAGTTCCTACACAACCCTCTTCACGGAGAATCGAAAATGAATGAATCCGCTTACGCAACCGCCTTGGAAATCGCCAAACTCACTCTACAAACCAAATCGGACAAATTTTTGGCAGATCCAAGGTATCCTCGGGACAGTGCTCAAAACGTTGCCGCCTTTATTGAAGAATTGGCTAAAAGGCTGACGGAAATTGAAAAACAGCTGTCTAGCACATCTTCCTGACCAGTCTTAACGCATCAACCAGAGACGAAACCACCTCAAACGGCGCGGCCTTGCTTTGGCGCGCCTTCTTCCACGCCAGCTTTTCCAAACGCTTGCGCTCTTTCTTTTTCAGCTTCAAATATCTTTCTTTCATCTCAATCCTCCTTCACACCGCCGCGCCCGGCGGCCAGCTCCGCCAGCACCAGAAACGGCAAAAAATTCCGCAGCGGATGGCCTTGCGCATCGCGAAAATCCCACCCGTCAAACTGCGCTACAATTTCCTCCTTCGACATCATCGAAAAAGAGGCACGGAATGATTCACACACCTGTTCTTTCATCCAATCTTTCCTCCGTCGCCTGGCAGGCAGGCACACTCGAAATCCAATTCAAAAACGGCCGGCGATACCGCTACTTCGACGTACCCGAAGCCGTCTTCGTCCAACTGCTCCAAGCACCCTCCAAAGGCCGCTACTTCCACCGGCACATCAAAAACAACTACCCCTGCGCACCTGCCTGACCCTCCTTCAATTCAGGCCAAATTTCGTGCCAGTCGTCTGGGCGCAGGTCGCGGCGCGTTACCTGCCCGCCTGTGGCCTGTTCGATTTTCGGACAGTATTTCGGCGGCATTTTTCGGCGGCCGTTCTTGACCTGCCATAAAAACGCGGGGGCAATTCCGGTCTTCTTTGCCAGATCGGAAGCGGAAACCCCGCTGTTTAAATACTCAATTAATTTCATATAGCATTGATTTTGATTGGATGCTGAATAGTATAGCAAAGATACCGCAAGAATAGTAGCCTTGTTATTTTTAGCAATGCTTTAAAATTGCCAAACCAAACAAGGAGACTAAAAATGAACAGAATAGAACGGGTGAAAACCCTTATTGAAGAACGCTACAACGGCAATCAGACAGAATTTGCCCGCGCCGTCGGCAAAGCGGCGGCACAGGTGAACCAATGGATGAACGGCCACCGCAACATCGGCAACGGCGTAGCCTCCGACATCGAAAAAGCCCTAGACCTGCCGCGCGGCTGGCTGGATGACGAAGCCGCCCCCGTGCTCTACCGCAGCGACGCCCCCGTCATCCGCGAAGGCTGGCTGTCCGTGCCGCGCCTGGCCGCCACGGGCAGGATGGGGGACGGCATCGAAGCCGACGACCCCGACGAAATTGTGGATTTCGTGATTGTTTTAGAAACATGGGCGCGGCGGCAGTTCGGCGGCAACCTCGGCAAACTGCGCATCATCAACGCTAAAGGCGATTCCATGCAGGACACCATCAACCCCGGCGACGTGGTGTTTGCCGACACCTCCGCCGACCGCTACGACGGCGACGGCATCTACGTCATCCTCACCCCTTCTGGCCTGCGCATTAAACGCCTGCACGCCCTGGTCAGCGGCGGCCTCAACATCATCTCCGACAACAAAGCCTACCCCGTGGAAACCCTCGAGGGCGCAGCCCTTGAAAACCTGCGCATCTGCGGCCGCGTCAAAGGCCGCTGGACGCTGGAAACCTTCTGAACCGACCAAACCCGCGAGGCCGTCCGAAAACGCAAGTTCACATATAAGTAAACACATGAAGCCCAAAATACTCTACAATGGTGCAAGACCGCTCATCGTGCTGGCGGATGAGGGCGAATCTTCCGACTTGGAAAAAGAGCTGGCCGCCTTCCGTAACGACCGTCAAACCGTCCGTAAGGCTGCCGCCCTCGAAATCATCATGGAGCGTTTTGCCGCAGGTGAAAAATTGCCGTCCGCCATGTTCCACGAAGCCGGAGAAGCCGACGGCCTCAAAGTCATGGAATTCATCAAACAGCCCATCCGCATCTACGCCGTCCCCATACCCGGCACAAAAGGAATGCTGCTGCTGACCCACTCCGTTTGGAAAAAATGGCAGAAAACCAAAGCCGCCGACCTCAAAAAAGCCGCCAACGCCTTCAACAAACTGCAAATATCAGGAGCAATCAAATGTCTGATTACCGACTAATCAAGCAACAGGAAGCCGCAAAAATCGACTTTGCCATCATGCTCGACGGCCTGCTCGAAAGCAAACAACTCACCCAGACCGAACTGGCCGCACGCACAGGCAAAAGCAAATCCCTTATCAGCCGCCTAATGGGCGGCGACAGCAACCCCACCATCGAAACCATGGTATCCGTCCTCCACGCCGTCGGCGAAAACCTCGTCATCACCACCGAATCCCGCCTGCGCCGCGAATACACCGCCATCCTTTCCATGCAGGCCGCCAACAACCTGCCCGACACCACAGAACGCCGACCCGCCAAATGGACCACCGTCAACCTGACCATGCCCGCATGGCGCACAGAAAGCACAACCCAATCATGACCACAGTCAAACTACTGGCCTTCGACGTCCTGTCCGCACACATCGATCACACCCCCGAAATCATGCACGGCCTTATCCGCGAACAGGCAGGCATTACCGCCGAACGTCTGCAAATCAACGAAGAAGCCTTCCAAATCTGCTACGACATCCGCGCCGACTACACGGCGGAAACCGAAGACGGGCAAAACGCCGCCGCCATCACCGCCCGCTACCGCACCGTCTTCCAAATCGAACCGGCGGAAAACATCGACGGCTACACCGCCGACAAAGCGGCCGGCTTTCTCAAATCCAACCCCGGCATCATACAAACCGCAGCCGGAATGTTTAACGCGCTTGTCCACAAAGACCTCGCCGACCTGCGCCGCCGCCACAACATCCGGTCGGCACTGCCGATAGCGGAAATGACCGTCGAATAGCCGCACAAAAGGCCGTCTAAAAAATCAGACGGCCTTTTTACCAATCGCAACAGGCTGAAAACAACGGCAGTCTTATTTGATTTGACCGAAATTATTGATAAAAGTAGTAATATCGTCCTTATTGTTCAGTAAATATTTCTTTCCCTTATCCAAAACAGACAGGGTAACAGACAGATTGTCAGTCCCTTTTATCAAGCCCCTGTTGCGCAAGGTGGTGATATGACTGCTGGGGATAACGGCAAACACGGAACGCGCGGATTCCCTCATAAGAAAAATATAATACGTGTTGCCGCTGTGGTTGTTTTCAAACGATTTCAAATTAATACTGAAGCCGAAAGTGCCGTTGCTTTTCGGCTGCGCGGTTTTGACTTGAATGTGGTAATACAGGTTTTCTTTGGAAGCGACAATATCAATCCCTTTGTCCACCACCATTAAAGAAGCATTAAACCCCCAAAACAGCAATTCGCTCATAACGCCCAACTCCCCGGCCTTTCCCAAAAAGGCACTGTCTACCTGCGGGGCGATATTGACTTCGGTAGGCTTGGATATCCGCACCTGTTTAAGTCGGTACATTCCCTTCTTATATGAAACAACTTTCCCCTTTGCGTCTTTCTTCCCTGCCACCCGTGCAAAAACGGCATCTTTCTTTTTCACATGCGCAGACAGGGCACCCGACAATTTGCTGCCGAAAGCGGCGGCATCCAAGCCCATAGTCTGATTCGTCCGCAGCGCCGCCTCGGCAATTTCGTTGATATGCCCCTGACGGCCTTTGAAATTATTCAGCACGGCATAGGCAACCTGCAATATCGGGGTCAAATCTTCCATTTTTATTCCTTTAATTTTGTGTCATTGGGTAAATGGCGCACTATATATCCGCGCCTCCGAGTCTGACAACCGCCCGAAAAGGGCGGTTTTTTTGTGCCTGCACAAACTTTGTTATAAATAAAATCAACAATATACAATCTTTGCTAAATAAAATCGTATCTTTGCTATTGTATTGTTTATTAGCTTTGCTATAATCCACCCCATCGAAACAACGCAACCAACAAGGAGCCCCCATGAAACCCATCCACAACCTCATGCGCCACCACTACGGCAAAGACGAAACCACCCTCGGCCGCCTATACAAAAGCCGCAGCCGCTACGAACTGCGCTACATCGACGGCACAGTGATCGAAGCAGGCAGCCTGCCCGAAGCCTCCGCCGCCCACCACAACGCCCACCCCTTCAACTACCTCGCCTAAACCGCACGCCCCCGCAAGGGGGCAGGGAGCAAAGCATGAAACCCCTCAACCCCCACGCAGAGGGCGCATGGCTGGCCGCCGAAGCCGCCTACTACCGCGCCATCGACGCAGCCGAAGCGGCGGAAGCAGAGGCCGAAGCAAACGCCGCCGCCCTCAAAGCCGACTGCGCCGCCATCGCCTGCCGCATCTACCCCGAATACCGCCGCGAGTGCATCGAAGCAACGGGCGTTGTTCCCAACGATGCAGCCGACAAAACCGATTGGCGCGAATGGCTCGCCGACGAAGCCGCCCGCTGCCGCGACCCCCGCATGGCCGACGCTATGAACTGCCACATAGACGCAGAAGAAGACTTCACCTTCCCCGCCCAAATGGAACACAGCTACACCGCCGCACAGGCCGCCTGAAAGGAACAGCCATGACCGACGACCAACTCGCCGACCTGATTGCCAAACCCTACAAACAACCCGCCGCCGCCATGACGCTGGCCGCAGAAATTGCCGCCACCGAACCCATCGACACCCTGTACCGCAAAGTCGGCACAGACACATGGAACAAAATCATGGCCGCCCTCGAAACCATCGCCCACACCCGCCTCGCCGAAGAAATCGACGAGTACAACTGGGAAAAACGCCCGACCGAATAATCCCAAGATTGCCGCGCCGTCAGTCGGACGAGTGGGCGCGGCACGGCCTAATCCCTGCCGAAACAAACCCCGACAACACGCGGCCTGAATTTCTCCCCATTCCTTGGCAGGCGCGGCGCGGGCGGGACGAAGAAACCGCCACCCCCAAAACAAAGGACAAACAAATGACCCCCGAAAAACTCACCGCCTGGGCAGTCTTCGCCGCCGCCCTGATTGCCATCTCCGCCATAGGCGGCTGCGACACCCCAGAGCCGCAAACCCTGCGGCAGCAAATACAGCCCGCCGTCTTCGCCGAACCGCCCGAAGCCGCGCATTACAGAGAAATGGCCGAAGCCTTCGAAGCCGCCGCCAAAAGCGCGCGCGAAAGCGAGAAACGCGCCCTCGAAGCCGACAAAAGCACCATCATCCCCCCCTACGAACCCGTCATGTAGGGCGCGTCCCGACCCGCCGCAAAAAAGGCCGCCTGAAATTCAGACGGCCATAAAGGAGAAAACAATGTCAAATCAAAGATTCGCAGCGGCGCAAACAGCTATCCGTATCCGCCCGCTCGAACGCACTGTTGATTTTGGGCATTTCGCGCAGCAGGGCTTTGTGGACGCGGGACAGAAAGGCCGCGCTTTCCACCGGCAGCGTGCGCATCGTAACCGCCTTATCGC